CAGCGCGGCAAGGGGCTTCCAATATTTCAATTCATTCATCGCACTACGCCTCGCTTACGCCTGCCGCCGCTGTGGCGGGGGTAACGGGCAGGGTGTAGCGTTCGGGCGACGGGCGAGCCTGCACCGCCCTGCCATCTACCAGCTTAGACGGCCAGTAGTAGCCGTCAATATCTGCGGGATTAAAAGGCACGATAGACACAGTATTGCCCTGATTGCCGCCCAAGCCCAAGATGCGCCCCTGTTTGTCTTTGCCGACCACAAAAAACACATGGCCGCCGCCCTTGCGCGATTTGACGGCGATGCAGCCGTAAGCGGGTTTAGACAACTTGGTCAGTCCTGCTTCCGCCCACGCCTTCGCGCGGTACCAGTCTTTGATGACGGCGCGTCCGCCCTTGCCGAGGCAATAGCCGACAAACAAACCACACCACGGCGTTTCGTCTTCAAAGTACCAAGACTTCGCCGCACCCGGGAAATTCCCCATTTCCTTCAGCCATTCGACAATCTTCGGGTTATGCTTCGCGCCGACGATTTCTTTCAGGCCGATGTGTTTCTTGGCTTCCGCCATCCACGGTAATTCAGTCATTTTTTTATCCTCCAATAAAAAAGGCCGTTTCAGACGGCCTGTGCTGTTGAATTAGTCTTTATCGATGAGCTTTTCAGCCGTTTTCCTCAGCCATTTCTTCATCAATTCAGGGGCAAGGGTTTTCACGGTATCCATCGCATGACCCGTCAGGATGCCGACAAATGCTCCGGCAACCGCGCAAGTCCATACTTGATTTACCATCAAAAACCGTTCCGCTACTGCCGCCGCCGCGACTGCCGAAATCAAGGCTTCGAACAAGCCCGATACTGGCGTATCATGGTCTTTCATGCTTGACCAGACACTGCCGACAATGCCGCCCCCTATGGCAAACAGATAGCCGAATTGAAAAAAATCGTGCATCATTCCCCCTTTTGTTCTCGTTTGAATTTATCCTCCGAAAACAAGAATTTAAGTGAGTTATTTCCAGCGAGTAAGCAAAGGAATGCCAACACGGGCGGGATAACCATGCCCGTATGTGCGGGCGGGTATGCAGCCCAGAAAGCATATGCCGTCAGATACCAAATAAAGGCTGATATAAGCAGCATATAGCCCGACAACACTTCCCCTTTGAACGTCTGCCAGTACATCGCCGCCAGTTGCAGCAATCCGACCCCGCCGAATACCAGTATTAGCGTCAGTTCCGAAATGTCCTTGAACTTGTAGTAAATAGGCCAGTTATAGATGTCGTTCGGCGAGAACGCGAAAACCAATGCATAACCAATCATTGAACACCCGCTGACAAACTCGACCGCCCGCGTTCCTGTGCTGAAAAGCCACCTTTGGAAGCGCACAGGTAAAAATCGAAGTTCAAAAGCATATTTCAGCCATTGGATAGACTTGCTCATATTAAATCTCCGTAAAAAAAGGCCGTCTGAAACGGCCTGTTATGCGATTTTGAAATCACGGTTTAATGGTATCCGCCAATTCTCCTGGGGTGTACCGGTGCGGGTTGGTGCAGCCTATTGCATAGGCGCACCATTCGCTGCAAAACCAGCGGCTTTTGCTGTGTGGTGATTTGAGTACCACGCCAATCGCACCTAGCCAGTCGTAACCTGCCCCGTGTGTACGGCGGAACAAGCGGCCGGCCGATATGGCAACAGATTGCGGCTTTGCCTTTATAGAGTGCCAAATAGACTTTTGCCATTTTCAGACGGTCTCCGGCAAGGAGAATGCAATCTCGATTTTGTCTAAATCAGATTGTTTCTTAGCAGCCTCAATCTTGCTTTGCAGCGCTTGTCGTTGACCGGCCACATGTGCTGCGAGTTGTTCGTAAGCCAGCGTTTTACGCAAAGCCGCTGCTTTAAGCGTGTCTGCTGACATACCGCGGGCGGTGGCAATGCCGTCAAGCACCGGAGTTGGCGCGTTTTTATCTAACTGCCAAGCTTTTGCTTCGGAAGCCTGAATTGACCAGCTTGCAAACTCAAATTCAGGTACGCTGTCGATACCGGCGTGCTTATTAATAAAAGCCTGAGCGGCAGCATTTAATGCAACGAGTTTTCCGGATTTTACGCCGTCAATATTTGCCGATTCAGGCGGGGTCAGGCTGATGCCATCGGGCAAATCACCTAACTTATCCCACACCTGCTCTTGCTCACCGACAAAAACTACGCATCCGCGATAGTCGGGAATTATCTGCCAACCTTGCCCATCCCACTGGGCAGCCTGATATTGTGCGAGATCAGGCATTTCAGCTTCGATGCTTTGGCGGCCGTCATCAAAGTATTGTTCCTCTACGAACAGGCTGTCTTGGTCAATCACACATCTTGCCATTTTTTAACTCCTTGTTTTCGTTTTCCAATTTTTCAACTTTCTCGGCCAACTCTTGGATGGCTCTTGTCAAAACTGGGATAAAAGTTTCGTATTCGATGGTGTAGGTGTCATTTTTGATGTTGACCATCGGCAGGCGACCATATTCATCTTCCAGTGCGGCAATGTCTTGGGCGATAAACCAATGCTGCAAACGGTCTTCTTTGTGTCGTCCGTCTTTGGTTGGGTTCTTCCACCATTCGCGCACTTTGGCTACGCGTTCTTCTTCTGGGAAATCGGCAAACAATTCGTCAACATAAGCATCGCGGCGGTCGTAGTAGCCTGTGACCGGCTTTAATTTCATGACAAATTTCAGGCCGTTTTCCAGCGGTTTGACGTCGGCTTTATCGCGGCCGTCTGAGCGGATGTTCACGGCTGTCGGCGCGTATAAGGTTTGCCCCGTTGAGCCGATTTGGATTTCGTTGTCGCCGTTTAGGCGCGAACCGTAGCCGATTGCGATTGAGTTTGTGATTTTTCCGCTTAATACAGTACCTTGTACATTCCGATAACCCGCGGACTCGCCAATAAATACGCTTTGTTCACTACTGATAGTAGGGGCGCACCAATAGCCGACGGCCACGCTAGACAGGTGGGTACCATTTCGCAATGCAGATGCACCAATGGCAACTGTTTTTTGTGGGTTGTTGCTGGATACCATCGCATCCGCGCCAATTACCGTCGTATATGCGCCACTTACTGCATCTTTCAGTGCATTCGTGCCAATCACTGTCAATTCTTCGTTTTTCGTCGCCGACGATGATGTCGAATAAACATATTTAAGCTCTGCCACTCCTGATGCGTTAAGTTCTTTAGGACTACGTACTTTAATACTACTTTCTGTTACTTCAACCACTTCAGCAGGCACTACATCACCCTGAACTGTCTTGGCTTCGCCTGAAGTGAGGCGGATTCCCACCCAATAACCGACTTTTGCGCCGCGAATATTGCCAAATGTCAAAGTAATATTACTGCCGCTTTGGGTATAGTTTCCGCTCTCAGTGCCAGTCCATAGCACATCGCCACCATTCGGAGCGCTGGTTCGCTCTAAGTTCTCTAACGCCGAAGCACCAATCACGGTCACTTTTTTGGCTGTTTTTGTATTCCTTGCAGCACCTCCACCGATTGCGGTTTGCGCATCTCGTCCTTGGTACATCTGTAAAACAGATTCGCCGATAGCTACGGTGCGAGATGTTGGGGACGGCCAAAAAACTTCAATATCGCCAGTCAGTCCTATTGGGGCAACACCGGCCAACGCGGCCGAACCTAAAGCGACATTTGAATAGCCTGTACTTAATCCCTGCCCCGCATTTCTTCCGATTGAAACGTTCGCGTAACCGCTGGTAATGCCGCGTCCTGCATTACTACCAACACCGATGTTGCGCGTGCCTTCCATGCGTGACTGGTCGTACCATTCAGTAGCGGCCTGCACATTAATCAGGCTGTCTGCCCCAATGGCGATATTGTCTCTGCTTACTTTAGAAAATCCTTGGGCGCGGTCACCGATGGCAATACCTGACACACATTTTTCCATCTGCTCCATTGCGCCTTCGCCAATAGCGATTAAACCTGCACCGGTCCATTCATTCGATTTGAGGTTGGCTGCTGCGCCGCTGCCTGCAATAAACCGACCGATTCCGTTGCGGATGGCTTGATATTGCACATCGACAGTTTTGCCGTTAATCACAAACTGGCCATTGGTGTATTTGTTTTTTTGCGGATAGGTATTACCCGTATCAACTGACAAACCCAAGCAGTCGACAACGGCGCCCAGTGCAGTGGCTTCAGCGGCATTTAAAGTTTCGAGTGCATTGTTTTTGCTGGCCACATAGCCAAAATCATGCAGATTAAGCATCCCTGAAAACACACGCTTCCAGCGCGTACCGTCGGCAGAAACAATAACGGTACAACCGTTGTCGGCGGTAGATTTATCGGCTTTATCCTCCACAAACACGCCGCCGCCGACCGTGCTGTTTGCATAATAACCGGCAACCTGGACAATTTTTGTAACATCGCTGCCTTTAAATTTGCGCAATTCCTCCACGCTGGCAACTTGATAAGATCGTTTAAGTAATTCGGCTTTGAAAAATTCGTTAGATTTTTTTCCGGCAAAAATAGCCCACCCTGATGCGTTCCCATTATTCGGGTTGGTTTTATTGCCGTTAACCTGACTGACATAACTTGTTTGCCCGTCATCGCTTTGGACAACCGAGCCGATACTATAACCGCCTATCAATTCGGCAAAATCAGCATCAAACGTGTAATTCCCGCCTTTGTTTAAATAGGCGATATGAGCCGACAATTCATGTAATATCCCATTCATATCTTTCCCCCCGCGGGGCCGCCCCCCCCCCGCCCCTCGGCGCCTCGTCGCTTGCGGGAAACCCTTTTTATAAGACGCCGTATTGGCTAAAGCATCAGGTTCGGCGGAAACAGGAATGCTGTTTTTCAAACCTTCATCGGCAAATGGTGTGATCAACAATTTTGGCATAGTCATTTATTTTTACTCCAAATAAAAAACCCCGCTGTCAAACGGGGTTAGGTTCGCTTCTTTAAAGCCAAAATACTGCCCGGCTTTGGGTTCAAAAAAATCTACCAAGACTCCGGACGGCCTTGGCAAAATATCAGACTGGAAAATAATCGCCCTTTCAGTCGGCGTGAGATTAAATTCAAATACATACCGTGCCTTCATTGTGCCTATTTTTAAGAAATAGGCACGCCCCCGGCCGCCGAACAACGAAATTAAAAGGCGGTTGATATTGTATGCCGTTGCATACATGATGTTTTTCATCGCCTTAATCATAATTAGCTTCCGATAGGCATCATCGGCCAATGTATAAACATCCGTCGTGCCGTCGCCGACACTCCAAATACCATTATCAAAGTTTAAAAACCCATCGGCGAATCCCAAATGCTTGTTTTTAGGCGTAACCTTAAAATCCCTGCTAATACCGACAATCCGCCCCCACACATCAAGGCCGTAGCCTTTGGCCGTCTCAACATTCCAAATCATATGATAAAACGCCTGCAAATGCTCACGCGGGCAAATGCAGTCGTTCAACCTATGAATCATCTCCAGCAATACCGGGCTATGCGCATACTGGCTGATGATAGTTTTATCAACGTCAATCATGCCGACACCACCTCAATACTGCCAAACGAAATAGTAGGGATGCTGCCGATGCCTACCTTGACCTCTTCCCTCCAATTTGTGCGTTTATCACTGATTTGGATATCCAGCAGCCGGATGTTTTCCAATGCCAAAACCGGCTGGAAAAAATCGGCAGAAAATACAGATTGACCGATACGGGAAAGATTCAGATTGGCAAAATGCCGAATAATCGCATTCTGAATTTTGATTTCGTAACCCAGTGCCGCTCCGGGTGCTACCGTTACTTTAAAATACACCGGTACTTCTTCAGGCCGATGGAATTTCACTTCATAAGATGGCTTCGGATCTATATAGTTGTGGTCATAAACAATTACGGTCGTATTCCCGTTGTAATCGCATCCGTTGCCTGTATACCGCCAGATTTGTTCGGCAATTTGCGTATCATTCCCGCCGCGGACGGCAACATAAATGCTGTGCGGATTAAGCGTTACCCCGCCAATACTGATAGCTTCGTCTTTCGGGTTATCGACCACATACACATCACTCACCCCGTCAAGCTGTGCGACGTTGGAGTACACGGACTGCGGCGTTCCGTGTGCATTTGCGGCCACCGACTGCTGCCGGCGGCGGCGGAAATCTGCGCGGCTTTCCAATTCCCTTCCCGGGATGGCGGGGCGCGGATTATTGACGCGGTCAAGCCCGGTAATTGTTCTGATAGGCTGGTTTACCGTATTGGCGGCGGCCGATACCACGCCGGCGGCGGTAAAAATACCCATCCCCTTGCCGCCTTCCAAAATAGAGGATTCATCCCTCAATATCCATTGCACGCCACGTGTGTCCAATACGGCGAAACCTTTAGGGATGATTGTTCCGGCAAGGCCGATAAACTCACATTCGACTGATGAATCCACGGCTTTTTTCCGCTCCAAAAAATAGATTTTGGCAATCGCATCCTGCATGATGCCGTCTGCGTAATCGGGATTGATTTGATTGACCAGTTCGGCTATCAAATCATTTTTGTCGGCAATCACGGCGGCCAGCGACGAAGCAAGCTGCCCTTGCGGCGTTTCCAGACTTTCGGTATTCAGCCCGCCGCCGAACGCGGCATTGATGTCGGCCAGCACGCCCGATAAAATTTCTTGATGGGTCGGCAGCTTCAGGCCGCTGTCGGTAATCTGTATTTTAGGTACGTTCGTCATAGCGTTATCTCATATTGTTTCTGCGTGTCGTCGGTAAATTTCAGACGGCCTGACAGGACGCGGTCATTCATCTGCTCCATCTCCACATCTGCCGCCACCACGCCGGGAACAGTCATTGCAGCCTGTATCAGGCGGTGCCGGTACAGCGCGAACGACTGCTTTTTGCCCAGCGTTTCTTCAAAATAGGGGATGCCCTTCTCCGTGTCGTAATACAACTCGCCCGCAAACAGGCGGCACGCCGAGGCCACGTCCTGCGCCTTGGCGTAAGGGTCTTTCGCCATCGCGATATTGCCCGCCGCGTCTAAAACCAAATCCCAGCTTTGCGGGTCAAGATAGAGGGTATTCATTGCGGTTCTCCCGTGTTGCCGCCGCCGGGCTGCACGCCTTTGTGGACGTGGTGCAGCAGGCTGACACCATTCGCCGTCATGTCGCCGTCGGCAGAAATCCCCCCGCCGCCCGTGAATTGCGCCGCGGCTTGAGTATTGGCCTGAAAGGTTTGCGAGGTGCTGCTTACGCCGCCTTGTGCTTTCAGGCGGATATTGCCCGCCTCCATCTCAATATCGCCGGGCGAAAACAGTTTTATGCCGCCTTTGGAAAACATGATGTATTGATTGGGCGTGCCGTTCAGGAAGCCGCCGAAATATAGGCCGTCTGAAAAATCAAAACGCCGCAGGCTTTGCGGCGCAGACGGCGTTTTATTCTGTTTGACGGCGGAAATATCCCTGCTGCAAAACCCGCACATGCCTATATCCCCCGGCTCGGGGTCAATAATCACGGCGTTCCCACCCCCTTGCAGGCGGAAATACGGGATATTGTAGATAATGCCGTGCGGCGTAATTTCCCCGCCGCCGCTGACTTGGGCAACCAACGGCTGCACGTCCACCAGCCCGACGGGAGCCAGCCCGCCCGCTTTGGTTTTCACCACCCGCACCAGCGTGACGGTTTGGATGCGCGAGACGATGCCCGACACGATCGCGCCGATTTCGCCCGCGCCGCCCTGCGCCTGTTCCGCGCCGTATTGCGCCCAGTTATTTTGCGACTTTGACATTCATATCCTCCACATCGGCGGCTTTGATGTCGGCAAACCATTTGCCGTTCGGCGTTTTGCACTCCAAATCGAGCGACATGCCGAAAACGCGCCATTTACCGTTGCAGCTTTCTATCTGGCTGCCTTCGACTTCCAACAAACCGCCAAAACGCAAAGCCTTGTCGTACAGGCATCGCAGTTTGATGCCCTGCAAATCGGGCACGGGATAGCCTATCAGCCCCGTTTTCGGGCTTAAAACCGGCACATCAATCATGCGCGGCTGCCCCTTCGGCGCAATCGCAATCGTCTCATTGTCGAGATAAACGTCTACTCCCGTATGTGATGCAATCTGGTGGATTTTGTCCAACTCCGTGCCGCCCAAATACTGATTGCTGATTTTCGCGTTTACGCCGTTGTTTTCAAATTTCCGCCCCATTTTCGCGCACAATGATTCAATCACGGCGGCAACATCGGTTTCCCCTTCGTTGCTGACCGCTTCGGCAGGTTTCAGCTGCCACAAAACGGCGGTGTGGCTCTCGATAACCAAGGCCACATCGGGTGCGCCGCCCATATCGGGGTAGGCAAACGTGATGTTGCCGGTGTAAACCACACTCATGTTGCCCTGCTCCCCCGCTTCGACCTGCACCAAGTTCATCATTGCCTGCTCCGTATTCCAGCGCACACGCAACAACTTCATCATGGTTTCCATCCTCAAGCCGTAAACCTTGATTCTGGCCGACGGCATCAGCGAGCCGTTGCCGTAATTGATTTGGCAGGACGCGCGCAACCCCTCCGCAACCAGCGTATCGTTGCCTTTCGCATCCCACACGTCCTTTTCCTGCCCGAGCTTGATGCTGATCCGCAGGATTTTTTCCTTAATGCCCATCGTGATACACCAAAATAAAGCGGCCGCCCAACTCCTGCCATTGCGGGTCGTCCGCGCCCTGCTTGTCGATAAAGTACAAATCGCCGGGCAGCCCGCGCCAAACTTCGTTCACCAGCGGCACGCCGTCCAGGCAGACGCGGTTTTGAATCAAATACTCCCCGTCCGCCTTCACGTCCGCATACAGACGGCTAAGCCGCAGCCGGACGGCCACCGTAATATCCCGCCCTCCGATGCCGACGGTCGTTTGCTGGGAGGGGACGGGTTTTAAAGGAATTTCATAAATCATTTTCAGACAAGCCTATTTGAACCAGCCTTTGACTTTATCCAAGCCGCCCTTGGCAAAATCCCCAATCTTGGACAAGAAGGACTGGCCGGATTGATTTTGCGCAGGCTTCGCCGCCTGCTTGCCGTTGTCCTGCATTTCCTGCGCTTCCGGTGCTTTGGTTTTGGTGTACTTCACCTTAACCTGACGCACTTCCGCAAGATGGATATTGACCTTCAACAGACGCGCCCCGTCCGAAGCCTCGCGGGCGTAGTCATAGCCCGTAATCGCCATATTCGGATAGACGGCCTCCGGCGTAATAACCATGTACAGGTCGTTGCTTTTGGCCAGCGCATCCACCAAAGCGAGAAACGCGCCGCGCATTACGACGCCGCCGCTGCCTTTGGTCATCTGCACGGTCATTGTGAACGGGTCGTCCACCTTGTTGTAACTGGCAAACGACCCTTGTTCTACGGGCGCATTGGCCACTTTAGAAGCGGAAGTGTGTTTGATGGCGGTTACGTTGTCCGCCAGTAACAGCGGGATGCCGTTTTGGCCGAATATCCCCCAGTAATTGCCGAAAACGGCGTTAATCAATGCCGCGCCGCCGAACTGTATCAGCGCACCGCTTATATTCGTTGGCAATTTGGGGATATTCGGTATGCCGATTGAGTTCCAAGCCATAATCAACCTTCCTATTGTTTTTCCAGCACAAAGGCCGCCGAACCTTGCGGCGCGGCGGCAAACCAACAGGCCCGCCGAGACTTCGACGCCCCTCGGTTCTTC